TATGGCAGCATTTGGAGGTGGAGTGTCACAACAAGCAGTTGGCGGACTGTTAGGCGGCGTAGCAAGTTTCTTTGGCGCAGGAATTAAACTTCCTATTAATGATATTTTATTGTTTAGTGCTGTAGAATTTAATCAAGATATTATTAGAAAAAACTCTGAAGCCGTAAAAGCGTTTGGCGAAGCCATGCAAAATATTCCACAAGTTGAAAGAGAAAGCGTAGGCGGTTTTTTAGGAGGAATAGGAGCATTCTTTAGTGGTGAAGAAGGCGGCATAAAAATACTAAAAGACGTAGCAGAGTTTGGCGCAGAAAAAGTTGCTAATATTGACACAGTAATAGCCAATGCTGAAGCACTGAAATTGTTTGGCGAAGCAATGGCATCGGTTCCAACAGATATTGCTAGAGATACAGAAGGCGGAGCCCTGAATAAATTAGGATCTTGGTTCAGCGGAAGCGAAGGTGGCTTATCAGTATTATCAGATCTAAACGAATTTGGTAAAACTAAAATTGAAAATATTGAACAAATAAAAGTAAACGCCGAAGCACTGAAATTGTTTGGCGAAGCAATGTCAGGATTAAGTGGTGTCGAAGTAGCCAAGTTAGATTTTGGTAATATTCCTAAATTAGTTACCGATGTACAATCATTTGAAGGCATGAGTATAGATTTAGAAAAAATCAGAGAAAATGCTGCAATTATGAATGGTTTAGGTAATACTTTTAATAATTTTGGATAAATATCAAGCGAAAATTTAAAATTATTTACAGAAGGACTTGACACAGACGGCATAACCAATTATAATGAAGCGTTAAAAGAATTAATTGTAAGTTTAGAAAAACTGAATGAAACAATGAGCGCAGACGGTGAAATTAATGCCGAAGCACAAACTGCTGTTCAAAATGCACTAGGAGCAGCACAAGGAGCCGGAGCTGGCGGCGGTGATAAGCTAGATCAGTTAAATAACACTATGCAAAATCTTTTGACGGCAAGTATACAGATTGCTAAAAATACCGGAGATACGGTAAAAGCTACAAAAGCAAACAACGACAACCTATATAGTTGAGATTAACATGAGCTGGAAACGATATTTTACACCTATACCTACTGAGAATAATCCAAGCGGAAATTACGGACCTCTAGGAGGCCGAAACGGGGGAAATGGAATCGGACCAGCTAGAGCAAATTACAGTTCTTATCTTCCTGACGTTTATGTAGGTTCACCTAATCGTGTAGAACGATACGGTCATTATAATGTAATGGATTTAGATTCTGAAGTAAATGCCGCTTTAGATATTTTAGCAGAATTTTGTACTCAGCAAAACAAACAGAATAAAACTCCGTTCCAAATTAATTTTAAACAAAAAGCAACAAATTCAGAAGCAACAGTTTTACAACAATATTTGCAACAATGGTGTAAATTGCAAAATTTTGACACTAAAATGTTTCGCATACTGCGTAACACATTTAAATACGGAGACGCCTTTTTTGTAAGAGACCCTGAAACAAAACGTTGGTTTCATGTAGATCCTGCAAACGTTACTAAAATTATTGTTAATGAAAGTGAAGGCAAAAAACCAGAACAATATGTAATTAAAAACTTTAATTTAAATTTTCAAGAAGGTGTAGCAACAACTCCATACGAAACAAATGGAAATATTACCGGTGGCGGCAGTGGATACTTAACTGGTGGAGTTAGAGGAATGGTTGGCCAACCTCAACAAAGCATGAGTGGTAGCCGTTTTATGACCGAAGAACGTGAAATAGCAGTTGATGCAGATCATGTTGTTCATCTAAGTTTATCAGAAGGATTGGATACAAATTATCCGTTTGGTAATTCGTTACTAGAAACAGTATTTAAAGTCTACAAGCAGAAAGAATTGCTTGAAGATGCAATTATTATCTATCGTGTGCAAAGAGCACCTGAACGCAGAGTGTTTTATGTAGACGTTGGTAATATGCCAAGTCACTTGGCAATGCAGTTTGTCGAAAGGGTAAAAACTGAAATACATCAGAGACGTATACCAAGTTCGACAGGAGGTGGCACGAACGTCATAGACAGTTCTTACAATCCGTTGAGCATCAACGAAGACTACTTCTTCCCGCAAACTGCTGAAGGAAGAGGATCAAAAGTTGAAACACTGCCAGGCGGAACTAACCTTGGTGAAATTGATGACTTACGTTATTTCACCAATAAGTTAGTACGCGGTCTCCGTATTCCTTCATCTTATCTACCTACTGGCGCAGACGATAGTGCTAGCCAGTATAACGATGGCAGGGTCGGTACTGCGTACATTCAAGAATTAAGATTTAATACATATTGTGAACGTTTGCAAAATTTAGTAATAGAAGAGTTTGATCAAGAGTTTAAACGCTATCTATTAGAAAAAGGTGTTAACATTGACACAGCAATGTTTGACATTAAAATGGAGCCACCGCAAAACTTTGCTGCATACAGACAAAGTGAAATGGATAACGCAAGAGTTCCAACTTATTCACAAATGGCTGCTATACCTTATATTTCTAATCGTTTCGCTATGATGCGTTATCTAGGTCTTACAGAGGAAGAACTAGCACAAAACGAACGTCTATGGAGAGAAGAAAATGATGAAAATCTTACACCTCCAGGAACAGATGCAGCAGGAGAAATGAGAGGTGCAGGTATTAGCGGTGCAGGTATTGAGGGCGACATGGCTGGAATGGAAGCCGAAGTTCCAGGAGGAGAGGCTCCGATAGAAGGAGGCGAAGGAACTCCTCCTGATACTGCTACATCTACTGAACCTGGTGCAACACCACCGGCAACGGATCAAACGGTATAAATACAACTATGATATTGCGTGAATTATTTTATTACGATAAAGAAACACTCGAACCTATAGAGGACGATCGTTATGAGCCTCAAGAGGATGAGTCTCCTGTAAACTATGATGACACACGCAAGACTAGATTAACACTACGACAAATAAACCGCGCCAGGAAAGCAAGCGAGCAACACAAAGAAGAACAAATTAAAGAACTTGATTTTGTTCGTCAAATGTATGGTATTGCCGCAAATGCAGAAGGCGGGGTTTAATCATTGGCAAAAGTTTCCAAAGAAAATCTTTCTAAGTCAGAAGCTAAAAAGTTAATGGCTTGGCGCCGCCGCGAAAAAGAAATAGAAAAATTTGCAAAAGCTAGAGAACTTCAGTATAAACAAAGAACAAATTCTAAACCTACACAAACTAAACCTGCTTTAGAACAAGATGTAACCAAAACAATTAAAAAAGAAGTCCCTGTAGTTGAAACAAAAGTAGGCTTATCTCAAAAACAATTACAATCGATTGGTTTTGTTCTTGGCAACGGTACAAGTCGACGTACTATTGACCCCTATAGTTTAAAGCCTATAGGAACAGTTTATGCTTGTAATGCAATTTATAGAACATTTGATCCTGATTACTTAATTGCAGTAGATGTAAAAATGTGTTTAGAATTACATAGAGAAGGATACCACAAAAAAAATCCAAATATATGGACAAACCCGCAGAGGTCTTTAACAAAATATAAAGAATTTAATTTTTTTAATCCTTCAAAAGGCTGGTCAAGCGGGCCAACAGCATTATGGTTAGCAAGTCAGCATGGATACGGAACTATCTACATACTAGGATTTGATTATAAAGGACTAGAAGACGGAAAAAGATTTAATAACATATATGCAGACACGCCTAACTACAAAAAAAGCACAGACGGTGCTACATTTTTTGGAAATTGGATGAGACAAACGTCTAATGTTATAAAAAATCACCCTCATATAAACTATGTAAGAGTAATAACACAAGATAACTATCGTCCTGAAGAACTAAATAAATTTGATAATTTTAAAACAATAACAATTGAAGAATTTCAAAAATTGTTTGAAATTTAAAGTTTTTCTCTCAAAACGGGCTATTTTGGCCCTATTTCCACTCGTATATCTACATATTTTATAAATAATATGGACAGCCTTACCATAGGTAACATTTCATTATAGGAGAAAAAAATGGCAGATCGTAACAAATTTGAAGAGATGCTTGAACTTCTCGTAAACGAGAACAAAGAAGCAGCACAAGAATTATTCCACGAAATCGTTGTAGAAAAATCCAGAGAGATTTATGAAAATCTTTTGGAAGACGATATCGAAGTAGACGAAGAATCCGAAGAGGAAGTTGATGAAGCTTCCGAGGAAGAAGTTGACGAAGCTTCCGACGAAGAAGTCGATGAAGCAACAGACGAAGAAGTAGACGAATCAGACGAGGAAGTTGATGAAGCTTCTGATGATGACGTTGAAGAAGGTTTTGATTTAGATGAATTTGAAGTTGAAGCCGACGACGACATGGGCGGTGATCCAGCAGATGACATGATGGGTGACATTGAAGATGCCATGGACGACGAAGGCGAAGAAGGCGACGAAGGCGAAGAAGAATTAGAAGATCGCGTAGTTGACCTAGAAGATGCGCTAGATGACCTCAAAGCTGAATTTGAAAAAATGATGTCTGATGAAGGCGACGAAGATGACGCTGCTGACATGGACATGGGCGACGAGGACGAAGGCGAAGAAGAAGGCGAAGAAGAAGCCTTTGACTTTGGTGAAGCAACTGACGAAGAAGTTGACGAAGCAGAAGAAGAAGTTGACGAATCTCCAAAATCAGCAACAGAAGAAATGCGTGAATACGTAGAAAAAGTTGCTGGCAAAGGCGGTTTAGAAGCATCTAACTCTAATAAAGCAGAAGCATCAGGTACAAACACAAAGTCAACTGTAGCCAGCAAAAACGATATGGGTGGAACATCATCTAATCTCGTAGCAGGTGGCGAAGCTGATACAAAAGGTACAGCAGGTGGACTTTTGAATCCAAGTGAATCAGAAGAAAACGCAGGTAACGTTAATGTACCAGGTGGAAAAGCTGGAAAGTCGATGAAAGCTGAACCAAAAGGCCACGGCGCTGAGAAAAAAGGCGCAGGCGAAACAGGCGGTGTGAACAAGAAGTCCACACTCGGCTCATAAGAGGACTTGTTAGATGATTAATCTACGAGAGCATTTGACATTTGACCAAGCACAAATGGTCGTTGAATCTGCTAATGAAGGCAAAGACCTTTACATGAAGGGCATTTGTATACAGGGCGGAGTACGCAACGCAAATCAGCGAGTGTATCCTGTAAATGAAATCGGCAGGGCTGTCAAAACTCTCAACGATCAAATAACTGGAGGATATAGTGTTCTCGGAGAAGTTGATCATCCAGAAGGCCTAAACATAAACTTGGACCGTGTTAGCCATATGATTACAGAAATGTGGATGGACGGACCAAATGGTTACGGAAAATTAAAAATCCTACCAACCCCAATGGGACAACTAGTTCAAACAATGCTGGAAGCAGGAGTTAAACTAGGTGTTTCGTCAAGGGGATCGGGCAATGTAAGCGAAGACGGAAGCGGTGAAGTTTCAGGTTTTGAAATTATCACCGTGGACGTTGTTGCTCAGCCTAGTGCTCCTGGGGCGTATCCAACGCCTATTTACGAGCATTTAATGAATGCACGTGGTGGGTACAAGGCATACGAACTAGCACAGGCAACAAGACACGACGAAAAGGCACAGAAGTATCTAAAGGAATCGCTGATTAACATAATCAGCAAGCTCCGATAAAATTGAGGAGAATAATATGTTGGAAGCACTAAAAACACTTTTCGAGAACGATGTCGTTTCAGAAGAAGTACGTGCTGAAATTGAAGATGCTTGGAATGCAAAAATCAAAGAGAACAAGCAGTTAGTAACTGCTGAACTCCGCGAAGAATTTGCACAAAAGTATGAGCATGATAAGCAGCAAATGGTGGAAGCCGTTGATGCTATGCTCGAAGAACGTCTTCAAGCAGAAATTGCTGAGTTTGCAGAAGATCGCAAACAGTTAGCAGAAGCAAAAGCAAAATATGCAATAGCAATGCGTGAAAACGCAGATCTAATGAAAGGTTTTGTTTTTGATCAGCTATCAAAAGAAGTTTCTGAACTACACGAAGATCAAAAAGTTATGGCAGACAAGTTCGGCCAGCTTGAGGAATTTGTTGTAGAAGCACTTGCTAATGAAATAGCAGAGTTTTACGAAGATAAAAAAGACCTAGCAGAAACAAAAGTACGTTTAGTACGCGAAGCTAAGTCACACTTCGAAAAAGTTAAGAAAACTTTTGTCGAAAGAAGTGCAAAACTAGTATCAGAAGCAGTTGAGAAAGGTCTTACTAAAGAAATGACTCAACTTAAAGAAGATATTGAAGCAGCACGTAAAAATGACTTTGGTCGTAAGTTGTTTGAAGCTTTCGCAGCAGAATATTCTAACAGCTATCTGAATGAAAAATCAGAAACTGCAAAACTAATGAAAGTTGTTGACGTAAAAGAAAAGCAACTTGCAGAAGCAAAAGCAGAAGCTGAAGAACAAGCACGTTTAGTTGAAACTAGAGAAGCAGAAATTAGACGTATTGCTGAAGAAGCTCAAAGAAAAGATATTCTTAATGATTTAATACAACCATTAAGTAAAGATCAACGTGAAATTATGACAGACTTACTGGAATCTGTCCAAACTGCAAAGTTAAGAACTCAGTTTGACAAGTATTTACCGAGTGTTATCGACGGTAAGACTCCAGCCAGAAAACAGGCATTAGTAGAAGGCAAAGAAATTACAGGCAACCGTGAAACATCTAACGTTAGTAGAGACGCAGACGATAACAATGTAGTAGACATTCGTCGTCTTGCAGGATTAAATTAAGGAGATAATGATGTCAGAACTACTAGAAAGTCGCTGGCAGGAGACCAAAAACGCACTACTTGAAGGCCTACAAGGCAACAAGAAATCTGTAATGGCAGCAACGCTTGAAAATACTAAGCAGTATTTGTCAGAAGCCGCTACATCAGGTGCTACTTCCGCCGGTAATGTTGCAACTCTTAACAGAGTTATTTTACCAGTTATCAGACGTGTAATGCCAACTGTTATAGCTAATGAGCTTGTTGGTGTTCAACCTATGACTGGTCCAGTCGGCCAAATTCATACATTACGTGTTCGTTATGCGGACGCAGGTGAGTTTGCTGCTGGCACAGAGGCTTTAAGCCCATTTGAAATTGCTCAGGGTTACTCAGCTAATTCTTCAAGCTCAACTGCTAAAGCAGCAGCTACAGCAGCTCTTGAAGGACAGCCAGGTAAGAAACTAAGCATTCAAATCTTGAAGCAAACTGTTGAAGCAAAGTCAAGAAAGCTATCAGCTCGCTGGACTTTTGAATCAGCCCAAGATGCTCAATCACAGCACGGTATTGATATCGAAGCAGAAATTATGGCTGCTTTGGCTCAAGAAATTACCGCTGAAATTGATCAAGAGGTACTTGGAAGCCTACGTACACTAGCAGGTACATATGAAACATATGACCAGGCTGCTGTAAGTGGTACAGCTACATTTGTTGGTGACGAACACGCAGCTCTTGCTGTTCAGATCAACAGAGTAGGTAACTTAATTGCACAACGTACAAGACGTGGTGCTGGTAACTGGGCAGTTGTTTCGCCATTCGCGTTAACAATCCTACAGTCAGCAACT